CCAGCAACGTATTTGCTTGAGCCTGGCGAATATAGCGACACGCTGCCACCGTTAAATGTTGTTGAAGTTCGTAGTGTGATGAACATGACGCACTACGAAAAAATGAAACGTGATTTTGTTGTTGAGTTTAATGGCGATGAACGGGCGATTGCTGCAAACGCTGCGGTTGTCACTGGCAAACTGCAACAGATGTCGTCTGGTTTTGTTTACCAGACGGAGAAACAGGCGCTAATTCAACCAGGCAAGTTTGCAATAACAAAAACTGCCATTTGGTTTAGCCCGCATAAGTTTGACCGACTAGATGAACTACTAGAGGAGAATCAACATGCGAATACGATCGTTGCGTATATGTATCAGGAAGAACTTGCAGAAATTAAGAGGCGCTATCCCAAGGTGGTTACGTTGGATGACGCGAGCGCGATTGAACGGTGGAACCGAGGCGAAGTGGAATTACTCGCCGTCCATCCAAAGAGTGCAGGACACGGCCTTAATCTTCAATACGGCGGCGCCCACATTGTATTTCTGTCGTTGCCGTGGAGCTTGGAGTTGTATGAGCAAACGATTGGCCGATTGCACCGATCAGGACAAACCAAAACAGTATGGTGCTACATCATGATGACGAATAAAACTGTGGACGAAAAAATACTTGGCGCATTAAAAGACAAACGCGCTATATCAGACGTTGCATTGGAGGAATTGAAATGAACTTTAGAGTACTACACATGCTAGAGCAAGCAGGATTTAAATTTACGCCTGACGTTATGCATAAGCTGCCATTGTTTGAGAAGTTAGTCGGATTGGAGCGCGAGGAATGCGCGAAAGCCGCCGAAGCGGTTGTGCCACGACACACAGAATGCGGTAACAAGATTGCGGGAGCTATACGGGCGAGGGGAAAAAATGACTGAATTTATGGATAGGCAAATTAGATTGCAGCGAGCTGGTAAAAAAGAATACTCAGAAGAAGAAGTCCGTTTGATTATTAATGGTGCTATAGCAGAAGAGCGCGAGGCGTGTGCTCAGATTGCTTTTAACGCAAAGACATACATTGAAGCAGCAAACGCTATACGCGCAAGGAGTAATTATGAAAAGCTGGATTGATGAACTAAAGCCAGGCGACAGGGTTACGTTTGACGGCGACCCTGCGAGAGTTTTTAACGTGATAAGGCAACGTCCAACTGCGCCAGATTATTTTTATTTAGATTTTGATGACGGCTCATACATTAGCGTTAATGATAACGAATTGATTGCGGACGGCAAAAAACTATGACCACTAAATTCTGCACCAGTTGCCAAAGCACACGCGACTTAGCTGGCGGCGTTTATCGCAAAACCAGAACAAGTGGGCGATGGATTTGCGCGCCGTGTTTAGCGCATAAGACGGAAAGCATTTATTTAAATCGCTCAGGCAAAATAGCTGACGTGAAAATGATTATGGAAAAACTATATCGGAGGGCGGCATGACTTGCCCTAACTGCAATGGAACACTGTGGGTATGCGAGAACCACCCAAACAAAGAAGCGCATGAGTGTATTTTCTGTGAAGGTGCTGGTATGCCATGCAAGTGCAATCCTGATGCGCTTATGCCGCCAGGGACAACAGTAATTTGGGAGATAAAAGACGATGACTGACCGAGAACTGATGCAGCAAGCGTTAAGTGCGCTAGTAACAGCAGAACTTGATGGAAATTGTGAATACGGCGTGACCGATTCCCTACGCGCCAGACTAGCGCAGCCTGAGAACAAATTTAATCCAGATTGGGACGCAATGTCTGTGATGGTTGAGGAACAACAGCGGATGGCAAAGCGGATTGAGGAATTGGAAGCGCAACTAGCGCAGCCAGAGCAGAAGCTTGTAGTTAAATTGAAAGAACTGCTTGAGGTTCAAGGGCGTGATGGTACATGGAACTACGACCCATACTTTCACGGTATGTATAACGGCATGGAAGTTATGCTTGCTGTATTGGAAAATAGAGAGCCAGTATTTCGTGGAGCGCCAAAGAAATGGCTATCAAAGAAAGAATGGCAAGGGCTGACGGATGAGGAAGTAAAAATACTTGCAACGCAAGGCAGAACTGATTTTTCAAGGCCGGTGTACAACGAATTTTACAGCGCCATCGAAGCCAAGCTAAAGGAGAAGAACACATGACAATGCACACTTACCCGCTAAACGATTTGCGCGAACATGAAACTGATAAAGGTGCATTTTGCTGGTGCAGACCGGAGTACGACGAGGAGTATGACTTGTACGTACATAGAAGCATGGATGGGCGCGAAGAATACGAAGAAGGAAGGAAGCCGACATGAATGAACGAACTAAACAACTGTGGAAAGAATCTCAACAATGGAATGGATCGGATGATGGCCGTGGTGGGTTAAAAATACTTGAGAGTGTAGAAAAGTTCGCCAAGTTAATTGGTCGTGAATGTTTGACTCTAGCAGATAGTATTCGTGATGGACTTGATGAAGATGGTGAGAAGCAACAGGCACTAGGAGCAGCGTGGGTAGGACTAGCAATAGAGCGACATTTTATGATTGACAGCAACGAAAGAAAATACATGACAACCGAGCCGGAGCCTGAGAAAAGCCAAGACAAACCATGCGTTGAAGATGACGGATGTCCGACAGAGAAAGCGGTGCTGCAAAGATTTTGGCGAGAACATCAAGCGCAGCCAGAGCAGAAGCCGGTGGCGTGGATTAGTCACAACGCTGGCTTATATCACGGCAAACCAGATGAATCACTTAATCCTTTACCGCTCTACACCGCACCACCACAGCGTGAATGGGTTGGTCTGACGGATGCTGAGGCAATGGAGATCGAGGACAAATCACCGGATATTCGGTGGGCAATTATTCAAGCAGAAGCAAAGCTAAAGGGGAAGAACAATGCCTGAACACAAACACGCGGCGCTTATCAAAGCATGGGCTGAAGGCGCAAAGATTCAAAAGTTTTCTAAGCGCAGCCAAGCATGGGAAGAATCAGAGCATCCAACATGGAATGAAGACACCGAATACCGTTTGCGCATTAAACCTGATTATAAAATTGAGTTAAATGCCAATGTTTTGAACGGTGAATTATTTATGGACGTTGGCGCTAAGTTTCCGAATCTATCGCTGGTATTTGATGCGGGATCAAACGAACTAAAAGCAGTTGAATTGATTAAATGGAAAGGCAAGAAATGAAGAAAACACATTGGGCTGAATTAAATGCCCGCTTATCGACGCTCACAGAAAAACAAGTGTACGTATTGCTGCAAACTGAATTGGATACGTATCGTAGAGCGTCGTATTTAAATCGTTTGCATCAACGCTATTGCGCGCTACGCGATGCTAGAGAGCGCAAAGAAATACTAGCGAAAGCACTTGCATGAATTGTAAAGAGTGCGGAGCAAGAACTTATGTGGTCTATACCCAAAAACAACTTGGCGGCGTTAGACGGTTGCGCAAATGCAACAAATGTGAATTTAGATCGTATACCGGCGAGGTCTGGCTGGCCCTGCTCCCGCCACCGGAACCAAAACCTATCTATACTAAAGAAGAGGTTGCATTAGCAAAACGCAAAGAAGTATCTACTCGAAGGAAAAATGAAGATAGGAGGAAAACGGATGAGGAAACATAACAACATGAGCATGGGTGACCATTACATTTACACGCCATCGACAACTGATGTAACGATTCGCTGGCGCGCTAATTACAACTGGACACCGCCATCAGAAAACCCGCAATTTATAAAGAAGTGGGCTGATTTTAGGATGAGATGCGCTCAAGGTATTGAGCAAATCGTTGACCGTAACATGATCCGCAAGGGGAACTCATGAAAAAGCTATTACCACTTATTTTTCTAACCGGATGTTCAACATTTGATTTACCGAACACTGCATTGACAGTAGAAAAAGATATTCAAGCTATGAGCCGCAATGAAGTCATTATGGCTATTCAAGACTGCGAATCAAATCGTACCCGCGCTGTCATGATAATGGCCAAGCGTAAGATTTCAGGGCGCACATCCGACGTTGTAGTCGATGTTACCTGCGCGCCGCGACCGTCATACTATTAATGGCGAAGCGATTCGTACTGCTTGACGCACTGGTCTAAGGCTGCTTTGAGGCTGGCTGCGTCGGCACTGTACCCTGCAAGAAATTCTGCATCTCCTTTTGCCAGTTGCGCTCCGGTGGCTCCACTACAAGCGCTGGCGGTACCGGACACGGCACTGCCCTCGGCGGGGCGCTCTGGCCGGTTGCGCAAGCTCCCAAGAAGAATACGGTTAGTATCGGCCACTTTTTTAAGTTCACGATCTTTTTCCTCGCGTAAATTGTTTGCGCCCTGCTGTAGTGCTTGCTCTTTCTCTCTGGCCAAGCGCATGTTCTCGGCGTACTCGGCCATTTGTTTGGCCTTCTCTTTATCCCATTTTGCTTGGACTTTGGCTTGACCAGCGTCGTCGCCCTGCCAATGGCCAGCGCCGTAGGCAAACACAACGGCTAAGACGCTGCCAGCGATGAAGTACGGATTCATTTAGGCGGTACTTTCGTGCCGTCCAGTTTCTTATGCACTTTGACCGTCTTGCAGACTTGTTTGCCCTTTTCGTCGTGACAAACCTTTTTCATCTCACCACCGGCAAACGCAATAAGTGGAATAAACGCAATAAGTGCAATAAGTGATTTCATTATTCAATCTCCGGTTGGGGTGCAGGTGGTGGGGCAGGTTTGCCATTAAAGCCTAAAACAACAGGCGCAGCGGCTGCTACTGGCTCAATCGTTGGCTCTACGCGCTTGGACATAGGCGGTGGCGCGCTTGGCGGCGTCGGAGGTGGTGTATAGGGTTTATTGGCTGCTTCCAGCGCTTTATATCGTAAATCTTTATCGTCGCCAGCTAACATAATCCCCGACAGCGTACCGGTCAAAAAGGTAGCGACAGGAATGATAAGTTCAAAAAATTTGTTATCAACCGGAGAAATCCCATTCATCGGTTGAGTCACGAAAATTAAACTAAACAGCACAACAAATACAATACCGAATAAAGTCAAACCTAGAATGATACCGATGAAAAACTTTAACCGCGCGTTTAGTTCTTCGGTAGTGTATTTTTCTTCTGACCATAGTTGTTTAATCATTTGCAATCTCCTTTAGGTGGAGTTTGTTGCGCTTGAGGTTGAGTAGGATTGCTAAGTTTATTTTTTTCGTAGTGCTGCAAATCTTCTGGACAAGTCCCATTAGCACTACAAAAAGGTTTTTTACATTCTTGCGTATCCCAATTAACAGGATTTTGGCAAGGATACCTGTACCTTTCTTCACAAGCACTAAGCACCCAGCACATGCAGAGCATGCTCATAATGCTTTTTACGGTCGTCGAGTCCAATGGTGCCTCCATTAATTCGCTTAGTTAGATTAAGAATGTCACCTTTGTCTGCCCACTGATTCAGATTATTGGTTTCCCAGTACCAACAAGCAGACTGAGATGCCCCTTGGAACGTGGCCAAGTATTCTGGCACTTCGTCAATCTTTAGTGGGCGACCATCCACTTCAATAGAATCTGCAAAGGATTGATAGTTTGACCGACCAGTAAGCTGGATAAGCCCACGGCCACAATAGCGGTAGCCATCACCGCTAGACTCATCACCATTGCCCATACGGTTAGCATAAATACGGTTTGCGATAGCCTCTTGCTTATTAGGGCGCGCACAATACTGGTTAGCGATAGCGTCATCTGTAAAATATTTAGGAAAAAGTCGTCGAAGGGATTGGGGTTTGTAATTCAGGTTTTCTTTTAGCGTTGTAAAGCCGCCAGACTCATGACTGCATTGCGCTACAAAAGCAGCAATACGATGAGGGGTATCAATGTCATAGTCAGGAAGCAATTGATGCAGAGCATTATGCCAATGTTCGACATATTTATTTTTCGGAAGTAGTTGCTTCAGTTGGTTGAGTGTCAGCATTTTTTTCCTCTAATTCACGCATCAGCAATTTACGTATTCTGCGCATTCTATCGACTTCAATAATCGCGGCATTCGTCGCGTTGTTGGCGTCCATGATTGCTAGACCAACTAGCGGCAACGCAATGGCGAGTGTCAACACCATCGTGATTAAGCAAATCAATAATACCCAAGGGATATTGTCTTGCTCATCCTTATCAGTAGTAGGAGACTTATTAACCATAGGGTCACGAACAGAACCGCGCCAAACCATGTCGCATTTTCCTTGATCTTTCTAATAGCTCGCCGTCGTTTTGCTGCGGCCATTTGTATTGCTCGCAACTCTTCAGCATTAGCTATTCGTTGCTCCTCTTGAATCTGACCCCACATCTTTTCAAAGCGCGTATATAAATCGCCCAACTCAGCCGGTGCGTTGTATGTCATCTCGGTGCGAATATCGGCGTACATGCTATTTAATCGACTGCGTATCAACACGCGCCGTAATGCTCGCCGACCGATAGATTCTTCGCCCTTGTATACTTTTTTTGAGTCACGTTCTTCCTGCAAAAAGAGTTTTTCAATCGTATCAAACGCATCTAAGAACTTACCTAAATGTTCGCCTATGTCACCCAGCGCGTCATTCGGATCAGTCTTTGCTATCTTCTGAACCTTTTGAACTTCTTCATTGAACTGAATCTTTTGCTCATTCGTTGGATTCTGAATCTTACTGAACTGCGATTTCAGATCATCCAATACTTCTCTTACGTCACCGGCCGCATTCTTTATATCCTTATAAAGTTTGCAGCCGGCTTTTGCTGCCGCAATGGCCGTATTAGCCGCTGCGATCAGCGCGAAGGGCATTTAATACTCGCGGTCGGCGGTAACTTCTACTGGTGGCAAACTGCGTTCTTGTGTGTTGTATTGGTACACAGGTTGTGGCCCAACCGCGCCACCTACATACGGCGCGCCGCGAGTTAACATACCGCCCGCTTGTTTCATAGCCTCGGGACGCGAGCGCAACATCATATTCATAAGCTGTTGCCCTGGTTCGGAATACACCATACGTCCACCAATTATTGCGGGTATAGCTAATTCTGGCCGTGTTGCAAGCCCAAACAAACCAGCGCCACCCGCTGCATAACGGCCTGCTAATGTAGCGCCAGCTTCTTCTTCAAGCATCTGCATAGCGGCGTCGGATATTTGTTGCGATCTGGCTGTGCCTTTAGCAAATGCAGATTTACGTAGCGTTCTATCACCTTGACGAACCGCCGTTGAAAACTGCTTGGGTGTAAACACACCGCTTTCAGCACCAGAATTAGCAGCCGCTAATTTAATAACGCTCATGTCTGCGTATGCTGAGTCAACTCTACGTAATTGAGGAGTTAATTTTGGGTTTTGGTTGTATAGCGATTTCTTAAACTCGCCAAGCACACCAAACAGCGCGTCACCCACCTCGCGTTCAGCTTCTGTTGTACTAGACATAAGACCCGACGCTTTTTTACGTAAGTCAGATTCAATAGCTTTGTATTCTTCACCAGTTAATTTTCTACCAGAGAATTTACTAAGTGCTATATCATTTACGTAATCTATTGCTGCTTGACGTTGCTGCGGGGATAGTAAGTTAGCTTTATTTAATGCGCCAAGTATATTGCTGCTAGTATTAAAATCTAGCTCAAAATCCATTTTTTTTAATACGTTATCATACGCATCAGACACAGTATCAGACGCAAACTTAATGGCATCTCTGCCTATAACGTCGGCTGGCAATTTAGTTTTTATGCGGCCTAAGGCTTTATTAATTACACCTTTATTGAAATCAAATATAGTGCGTTGGCGCGCGTCTTGAATAGCTGTGCCAATAATAGGCATGTATTGCGCAAAAGTTTCTAACGACTTTGCGCCTTTTCCAAGCACTTGTCCCATAGTCGGGGTTATGCCTAAGTCAATCATTGTTTGCTCTGCTTTAGATACGAGCGGGTTTAGCATACGCCCTGCACCTGCAACAACTTTTTGACCGCCAGCGCCAAATGCTCCGCCTAAAGTAGCTTGCTCTAATTTTTGAGCCGCAAAATCTTCTTCTGTTGCTGGCTGCATTAACCCGCTAACAGCGCCGCCTATGGCGGCTTGTGCGGCGGGGTTCATTATCCCCCTTGCCGCAGCCAAACGTGTAGCAAATACGCCAGGCGCAAGGTTGGCTGGGCTAAGTACATTGCCCGCCATACGCGCCACATCAAAACCTGTTTCGCCTTGCGCAGCGCGTTGCGCCATATACGCTTGTTGTTCAGCGCGAACCATCGCATCTACTTTACGCGCTTCTTCGTCAAAGAATCGGCTGACAGGGTTAGGCGTGGCGCCACCTAAAGATGTAGCGTATGCCAACCCTCTAGGCGCTAACTGCGCGCCACCACTGATAGGGTCTTTTAACCCCATCAAAAACCCATTTGTAGGCGCCGTTACCGGCGCTGCCTCTTGACTGCTTACTCCAGATGCAACCGATAGCGCCGATTCAATATCGGCTTCCGACATACCATCAGGAAACTCTACAATATCTTCTCCAAACTGAATATATTGCGTCATTTAATTACCTCTAATTTACGAAGTTGAGGGTTCCACCGTTTAGTTGCTTTTGGCGCACCAGATGGCGCTGCCGCCGGTGCTGGCGCCGCGTTCGGCAAAGTCATAGCTGGCTCAGATGGGCGTCCGGTATTATCTACGCCGCGCGGCACTAAAGTTGACATTGGTTTTTTAGCTTCGCCACCTTCAGCTTGCTCGCGTAAACGATCCATACCACGCTGGATATTTTTTTCCGCTCTATCAAGAATGCGCCCTAAAGCCTTTGGCTCCATTTCGAGATTGCCGCCCATGACATTGTTAAGATATTTAAGCTCTTGCTCAGAATCGTTACCGCCAAACTCTTTAAGCCTAGGTATAACGACGTTGCCTATGTACGACACAAACTCTTCTGTTCTGGCTACTTTATCTTTGCTACCTATGCCAGTGTACTTAGCCACAATCTTACCTGCTGGGCCATACGCGCCGGCATAAATACCTTCTTTAAGGATTGCTTTAGCGTCGGCGATACTATCTAACGCAGACTGTTTATTTTTAACGTCAATAAGTTCTTCACCAAGTTTTTTGCCGCCAGCTTCGCCAGCCTTGGTCATATCAAGACCAACTTTAACTTCTGTAGAACCTTTAGTTTTACGACCAGTTATTTCGTTGGTTAAGAATTGATCCATTAACTGCGCGCGTTTAGTCGCATTTTCAGGATTATCCGCCGGATAGCGCGAGTTTAATACGCGTTCAAACTCACCTAATTTTTCTTGCGCTGCTTTAGTGGTTAAATCACGTAAATTTTTAGCGTATGCAGTTTTATATGCGTCTGAATCTTCAGGCCCTTCTGCAAGAGCCAAATCACGCGCAATTTGTTGCTCGCGTACAAGCCCTTCTGTTTTAATAGGTAACGAATTTACAATATTTTCATAGTAAGCTATTTCATCAGCGCCCTCAGGAGTTGGGTTTTCTTTTTGTGCTTTCTTTAAACGGTTAAGATTTCGCATTGCATCAGCACGTGCTTCAGCAGCTTGAACTGATGCAGCTACATTCGCAGGTTTCTCGCGTAATTTAGCAGTTATAGTTGCTTGATTTAATTGTACTTCTTCCGCTTTCTTCGCTAAAAACTCAGCAAATTCAGGATCGCGATTTTCTTGCAAAGCAAATGCGGAGGCGCGTCTAAGCGCTACTGGATCAGTAAAATCAAGCGCAGGTAAATTACTACCCGTTGGACTTGTGCCGGATATCATTTGCTGGCGCATAGTAATTTTGCGCAACTGTGGGTCTTGCACGCCAAATAAACTACCCGCCGCTTGACCCAATTGGCCAGCGCCTTGAAAAATGCCGTAATTAGCTTTCTCAAACGGATTAAGTTGAGCAAACTGAAGCGCGCGATTTTGCAGCCCTTGTTGCTGCGCTTGTTGCTGCCGCATTTGATATTCTTCTGGCGATGTAAACAGACCTAAAATTTCGCTTGCCATGATTGCTCCTAGTAATTCCCAACTGATCCAAGGTCTTGAAATGAATTCCAGCTACTAGCGTCGCCGGTTCGTGGAGCGCCGCTATAATTTCCGGTATTACCAAATAATCGTTCAAATTGTTGATCTTGCCGTTGTTGGTTTTGGTATGCGCCAAAAGCGTTAGCGCCGCCCATTAATGCTGTACCAAACGGGCTATAAGCATTAGCTTGCTGCATAGTTTGTGCAGCGCCTATTCCACCTTGCAACAATGCTTGTGCGCCAGATTGGTTAACATTTCGGCCGCCTAATGATGCGCCAATATCTAATGGCTGCTGGCCTAAACTTTCAATCGTTCCAGCGCCGCCTAGATATGTTGTAAATGGATTTAACGCACTTACTTGACCTGCTTGATACTGACCTAACAATCCAGCGCCTTGACCAAACAAACCTGTGCCAAAGGCTAATTCGCGCTGTCCTTCTTGTTGAGCTTGGCCAGCTAATGCAAGGTCTTGCTGTGCTATCGCGTTGTAATATGCTTCCAGTTCAGGATTACTTGCGCTAAGACCAACACCGCCACTTGGGCGAATACCAGTAGCACCAACAGATAACCCACCACGACCGGTGTTATACAGTTGATTCTGTAGTAAGGCATATTGACGTTCACGACTCGGCGCAAGCAAGTCCTGTTGCTTTTGCATATACCGAGCCGTTACTTCGTTAGGGTTTTGCCCTATGTATTGGTTGCCTAAATCAAACAGGCTAGTAGCCGCACCAGTTAACGGCTGATACATGCCTTGAGCCGATTCAGCTTGCGCCAAGCCTTGGTTACTAAGCGCCATCAAACGATCTTGATATGACCGCAGTTCAGGCGATAGCGTATAGCCAGCACCGCTTACACGGCCATCAGGGCCAGTAGTAAATTGGCTAGTACCAAAACGTGTAGTAACGCCAACTGGCCTAAAGCGCGATTCTTCAGCAGCAAGCCGCGCCGCTTGTAGTTGAGCATCGGCTGACGTTTGCGCTGCGTCTTTAGCCGCCTCGCCTTGTAAGTATCCACCAAGCAGGTTAGCCCCTGCTGCGACAAACGAAAATGGCATATCAACCCTCTTTAATCAAAATTTCATCCACCTTGGTCGGATCAGTTTCATCCGTCGCATGGATACAAAACCAGACACAATCACTCATGGCCTTAATGCCATGAATCACATTTGCTTTAATCTCTATACACGCTGGCGCGTCAATAATTTCGATGACTTCACCTTTCATTACTGCAACACGCCCTTTAGCCAAAATAGATAGATGGCTAAAGTTGTGCGTGTGCTTCATGATGGCCGTGCCAGCGGGAACAAACGCTTCTTTGGCGTACAAGCCATCTGAAAAGTGGTGAGTAACATCACCGCCAACATCTTTAAGTACCGCGCTCATGCCGTTCTGCGCCACATATAAACTACGATGTACGGTTGCAAGTTAGCGTTAGTACCTGATGCACCTGCTGAATTAGTTGTAAATGAGTGGCTATGATTTCCAACTTCTTCCATGATGTTAAAGCCATTAAAGCTAGTTACAAAATTTTCACTTCCTGCATGAGTAATACCAGAAACTTTTGCGGTTTCTGTGCCAAGAACTTTTATAACGCCGCCGTTGTTATTTAATCCATGACGGTGAGCGCCAGTAGTATTGGTTGTAGCAGTATGAGTATGGCTAACAGTAATAGCATCGGCAGAGCCGCCAGTTTCTTGCGCTGTATCAAACGCAGCATTGCCAGCATCTAAACCCACCATGACACGGCCAGCGCCAAATGCTGACCAAGTACCAAAACCCAATAATGTTGCTGGGTTAGTGCTAACTGCCGCATTAGTATAAATTGACCCAACTGGATACGCAGCGGCGATAGATGATGCAATACCTGCCGTAATGGCTGCGGTAACAAAACTTGTTGTAGCCAACTTAGATGTATTGTCGCCACTTGATTGCGTCGGTGCTGTTGGACTGCCAGAAAAGCCTGGGCTGGCTAAGTCAGCTTTAGTCGCAACAGCAACGGCAATATTATTAAATTCTGTGTCAATCTCCGTACCCTTTACGATCTTTCCGGCATTGCCCGAGGGCAATGAATCCTTAGATGCAAAGTCGGTTGATTTGGTATAGTCAGACATGCGCCGCCCCTTAACTTATACGGCCACGTTTGGCCAAAATTTCAATCTTTTGAATCGATAATTCAAAACCATTTACTTCGGCCTCATAGCCTGTTTGCACAACTTTGCCAGAGCCGGTCGCTTGAGAAAACAGCGTTTGGATCACAATACCACCAGCGTATTGCGCAACCGGTACACCATTAGCGCCATACTCAGCAATGCCGTATTCGGAAATGCCTTGCGTTGGGATAGAGATATTTTCCGACAAATAGTTTTCAGAAAAATCGTAACCCCATTTAATCGTTACTACTTGGTCAGAGCCGCCAATTACTACAATTGATATTCGCTTTACTATCGACGTAATGGTCACATCACCCAAATCGGCGTGATTGGTGTAATACGACATTCGATAGGTAACAGTATCATCGAGATAGCCCGTATATTTTCCAATATACCCATTTTTGCCAATCAACAAATCACCATTGCGCAACGCATATACCGCCGTTGGGTCAATGTTGTTCCACGTTGTTATCCTAGCCGACCCATCTTGCATGATGCTGCGCGTATCAAACACATACACTTGGCCAGCGGTTGGGAACGTCAGCAAATAGAACGCATCAACTTCTGAATAGACCGCTTTAATATTTGCTGCGGTTTCGCCAGAAACCAATTGCATTAAGTCATTGCGAACATTCTTACTCAAGTCACGAAATGGTGCTGACTTTTCCTGAATGGTTCGCAGCACTGATCGCACACCGCTGTTGGATAAAAATACCACATCCGTATTGGTGCTTTGAATCGAATCACGCCATTGGCAACCAATACCTACCACGGTGTCATACAGGGACATCGTGCTAGGCGTTGTTGCGCCTTGGTATACCAAAATCTGGCGCTTACCAAAGATAAACAAAAAGCCATTGTGCGCTGCTAGGCCGGTAATTTCATCCGCGCCGTTTGCCCACACGTTATTAACATTCAACGTGCCAGCCGTGCCGCCGGTATAAATGTGGCCAGCAATCAAATCAGAAAACGTCAGCGTTGTTTTATCTGTTGCGCTGCCAGCAATCCACAAACGGCCATACGCTGATATGCAGATATTTCCTTGCGGCACTGTACCGGCATAACCCGACTTTTCACTTACTCGACGATAGGTTGTTGTGCTAACTGCTGGGTCATAAATTAATGGGTCGTATCCCAATTGAAAAAAATACGTTATTCCATTGAGTGATGCGCACTGCCAATTACTAGCCGTAATAGTGGGCGCTGTACCACCACCCCCATAGGTCAGCTCAGTAACTGTCGTGCCGCTTAATTTGAATAACTTATTGTTTCCAGCAAATAAAGTGGTTACCGATCCATCGGTACGCACCAATTCGTGAATGACGCCAATATCATTAGCGCCTAAATTCCCTGAACTGGTATTAACTTTCGTCCAGCCTTTGCGAGCGCCCATCCGACCGTACTTGTCCAAAATGCAGTTGGTCGCAGTCAACGCAAATCCAGCCGCCAAATCTAGTGGCGAGTCTTGCGTATTCAGGCCGTAAAAGCCTGGTGCGCTAATGCTAAATCGTTCAAGCTCTTGGCTCATACGGAAACAAACTCCTGCGTTTCAGGGAAGCGCGTAGCTTCCAACGAAATGTAGTCAGCCAACATGGAGCGGTACAAGTTGTAGGCTTCCGACGACGACAAGCCACCATCTTCGCCGCGCTCAACCAACGCTCTGGCATACGCATTTTGCTCGACCAATACGTCAGGCACTAACACCGATGTGCCGTCCGATGACAATACCGCTTGTGGGATGGTCAAAAAGAATTTGATGGTATAGACGCCATCAGGGCGGCCATACAATTGAACTTGAGCATCACCATTACCGTCAACGCCCTCAAAGCAATATTGCGCTGGGATGTTGGTGACAATCGGTGTGAAGTTTTGCTTTTGACGCATGTCGGACACGCTGATATTTCGCATGACGACATTACTGGTGGTATTTAGTGGATCACTAGATACACGAAACTTTTGACCAGCGCCGGTCAACGAATAGACATACGTGCCGGATGCGGTAGTAAGCGTTATTTCTTGGCCGAGAGCATTCCAATCGTAGGCGTCCTCGACTTGGCGCTTGGCGTCATTAACAAACTTACCGATAAGGCTAGAGTACGAACTCAGAGCGACAGTTGACACCGTCGGCTCGCGCAGTCGCACCAAAATAGAATTTACAATTTCAAGATAGGTCATTGCTTCCCCGCAACCTTACACAGAGCCAGCTTTTGCCTATCCCCCGTGGGAAGAAGCCTTTGCCCCTATTATAAAGAAAACTACGTCTTTTTGGCCTTGTTTTTAGCCGTTCTTTGGCCACGCATAGGCATCTTTGCCTCGCTCATGGCGATGGCCACGGCTTGCTTGCGATTTGTGACTACAGGGCCGCCCTTGCCTGAATGCAAAGAACCTGCTTTGTATTCACCCATGACTTTGCCCATTTTCTTTTGGGCCGTAGTTGATTTTTTCATATTAACTCCGTTACTGAAAATGTTGATGCCGCTACAGTTGCATCTTTAATAACAGCAATCTTTTCCCCAGGATTTACCCTAACAAGCTCAGAAAAGTTGTTAGGCATCATGGGTGAAGTTGTTAGGCTTGCTGTTGGATTTGTGCCAATTTGAAAATGGCAATGTCCTAAAGAGCAAGATAAACGAACCATCGTTGTGGATGCACCAAAGGCGGCCGATTGAACACTCGAGTTGGTGACAGAAAATACTTGGGCTGTACCCATAGCTGGCACACCGAAAGCCACTTGATTAGGGTCTAACTGAAATGTTGACATTATTTGCCTTTGCTAAAATTTTTCATCTTAGCCCTTAGTGATAGGGCCGCCACCTTTCCACGCATCACAAGTGCGAGCCGCTGCGCAGGTAAATTGGAACAGATCGCAATAGCCTAGATCGGCTGCCGCGACAAATTCTTCGTCATACGACAATTCATCTTCGTTTTCGTCCTTCTCCAAACCGCCGACAATACATTCCATCATTTTGGGTGTCTGGATAAACGCCGCGCAATTGCCGCATCTCATACCTTTGACGGTATTGGTTGGAGCGTTGTACATCGTGGCCTTTTTCATCCAGAAAGCCGTATTGGCTTCATCTGGATTAGGTGGGCCATAACCGTATTCTTTAAACGCATGGTTTCGGTTTTTTAAATTGACCGAAACATCTTGCGTTGCAATCGGGCAGGTTTTGCCGGTTAATAGACCGTCTTTCATTTAAAGAAAACCCGATCTAGGACAAATGCCGAAATGCCGCTAATGGCTGACGCAATGGCCATACCAACCCAAAAGCCGCCTTTAGACTTGTTGGCCATCGCCAATAGTTTTTTGACGTCATCACGCAAGGCAGTAACCTCGGTTTGCAGCACTTCAACCTGAGCTTCCAGCTTGCCAAATTCACGCAAATCAATGTCCGACATGACCGGTTTTCCTTGGCCTTCCAAGCCGTTTCTGCGCCTCTGGTGGCCGCATAATTACCAAATGTTCGTCATTATCGCCCGAAGTTTCAGGCTCATCAATGCGTTCATACCCCGCATGGCCTTTCATGCTGTCGATGTCGTGCTGTTGCGTAAATTCAACAGTTTGACCGCTTTGTAAGCATCTAAAAATAGCCATAAAACCCTTTAAAAATCAGGGGCCGAAGCCCCCGATTATTACGCCAAAGAACGTGCCACAACGATGCGCAAGGTTGACGATGCTAGATCGACAGTTGCTTCCGATTCGTTTTGGATACGGAATTTAACGGTATTGGCTGCGCTGACATAGCCAGTAACAGTCAAACCTACCAAATCCACGCCCAATGATGCGCCGATAACCATATCACCGAGTGCTACGCCTGGAACGGTGACATCATCGGTTTCGCCAGCGCCATCAACAAGCGAGCCAGCGTCGAGTGTGGCAGTGACCAGCCACGTATCAGAAAACAGGCCACGAAATTGATCGTTACCTGCGCGAACGGTTACTGCGGATGCTGTTGCCATAGTAGTTCTCCCAATTAGGTTAAAAACCCCCGCCCGAAGGCGGGGTGTTTAATTAGGCTGGAACAGCCAAGGCGAATGCCGAGGATGACAGAGCTGCGCCAACAGTTGCAGCAGTACGCATTGCTTTGACGCCGTACAAAGTATCAGCAGTAAACAGAGTGCCGAGGTACTCTTGTTTGTACTGAGTCTGCGAGCGAACCGCAACTTGCTCAACCAGAACCATCGAATCACGGTGACCCATCAAGCAAATACGGTCAGCGCCGGAGTTACCAGCACCAGTGTCAGCGTTTGACGAAACAAACACAGGGATACCGTACAGATTGCCGATTTCGCCATTGCGGATTGCATTGCCATCGCCGACGAATGCTTGTTCGGTGTAGCGAGCCAGACCCATCAATGTGTTACGGCTTGATGGAGGGATAACGAAGAAACGACCGTCCATTGGTGTGTCGTTGTCATCCAAGCGCTGGATTGTGCGACGAATAGCAGCGTCAGTCAGAGCAGCAGCATTCGACGATGTCGAGTTGTAGGCTGTTGTGCCGTTTGAGCCGATAAACGCTTTGGTTGTGGTGTTGCTAGTTGCATAGTCATCGGTGCCAACGGTTGCGCCGTTAAATGCACGACCCAATTGAACCAAGTTGGTATCTACTTGACGCGCCAGTGCATAGCCAGCATCAGCAGTGTAGAACTGACGCATAGAATTCAACGCTTGAACTTCGGCGATGTCTTCGATCAAACGGCTGTACTCATAGTGCTTATCGATATTAACTTGTACTTCAGTGTTGCTGGCAGCAATCAGAGTCACTGCATCAGTTGCTACTTTTAACGATGCCGAACCACGGGTTGGTGCTGGGA